GAGAATGTCGACGACACTATGTATAAAAATCCATATGAAATCTGATTCTGCGATTGAATCAGCGTTTCCCAAGGGTTCAGGGTGAGTCTCCGGGGCTTGACGCTCCGTGGGCTCACCCTGAACCCTTTCTTATTTTTCTATAGTCAATCCTATGTCCGTGTGTTATAAGTAAAAATTTATTTCCATAAGATGCGATAAAGTCTAGCTTTTTCTTAATGAAAAGCTGTTTTTGTCAAAAATCTGTCAAAAAGAAATGCCCCCGATTCCTGTGTGGATCGGGGGCATTTTTTATGTGTTCAAAACAGGTTTAACCAAAAATTCTGTTTATATCTTCAGCGGCCTTCTCGCGCATCTCATCGGTGTAATGGACGTAAATCAGCTCGACCGTGGCGACATTATCGCCCAAGAGGCTGGCTACGGTCTTGATGTCTATGCCCTCGGCGAGGAGACGGGTGGCGTATGTGTGCCGGAGATCGTGTACGGAGTGGCCGGGGACGTACCGGTTGATCAGACAGTTAATATTGTGCGAAGTGCGGTAATGCGTCAGGCGGCGGTGCACGTAGAGGACGCGCTCTTCCAGGTACTCGTTTAGTGCGGATACCAGAGCCGGAGGAATGGGGACAGTACGGTTCGAATGCTTTGACTTGACGCGAGCGATGCCGCGCACCTTGTGATTGCTCGGATCTGTGACGGTCAGCTGTTTATTGATGGTGATGCTGCGCTTGTCTAGGTCTATGTCGGAACGGGTGAGGGCGAGGATCTCGCCGATCCGAGCGCCGGTGTAGACCGCGAGACAGAGCACGATCCATGCTTCCCGGTTATGGTCATGTGCGGAGCGGAGCAGCGTGCGGATTTCCATTTGGCTCAGCGTGCGCAGCTTCGGCTTACCGGCCTTGTCATCGCGGGGCTTGTACACAAAGTCAGAGATGGGCGATGCCGTCACGACATGATAGCGGACCGCTTCCCGGAAAATCGTCTTCAGCAGGGTGACGCACGTCTTGATGCTCGAAGTGGCGTGCCGCATGCCATTGACCATCTGGCTGACGTCTGCGTAAGTGATGTCCACCATCGGCTTATCCAGCAGATCGGTCATGGATGCCAGGTGGTGTCTGTAAGTGAATGTACTATTGGGTGCTAGTGTCGTGCGGCCGGATATATACATCTCCCCGAATTCGCGGAGCGTCATACCTTCGAAGACGGCATCGATGTCGCCTGTCTTTCGCACTTTAGCGAGCAGTTTCTCTTTTTCTTTATCCGATGCAGCCAAGGATCTAAGAGCATAGCCGCCTTTAGATGCCTGCTTCCAGGTTCCATCCTTCGATCGATAAGATAGAATCAGCTGGTAGTTTGGCTTCCCATTTTTCCTTGGCCGGTTCCGGATAATGAAATTGTAATTCATGTCCATGGCTATGCCCTCCAATAGGGGAAGAAATAACGTGTGTGTGGCGGGTCGGGATCGCTATCGCTAGCCAGTATTGTGTGCCACAGAATCCACATCGAGAGAATGATTGGACTCTTCTCGCCGTTTCTTCTGTATTTTTTTTTCGAGTTCAAAGGCACGCTTCACGACGGCCTGCTCAGCGCGGATATCATCCGCCTGTAGGTCATCATGGAAGCGTGAAATGAACTCAAAGAAGGCATTGGACACGTCTTCTCGCTTCTCCGGATCCATGAAGAGAAACACCTCCATGATCCGGCGCTGGTTGGCGTCCAGATTGTACCTAGCGACGACGTCTTCTACGATGCTGCGGTCATCTGCATCGCGCATCTCCCCCTGTCCCGTTTTAAGCCAGGCGTAGTTGACGTCGAATTTCTTGCACACCAGCTGCAGGAAGGTGTCTGTTGGAACGACACGTCCCATTTCATACTCATGGAGAGCATTTCTGGTGGTGCCGCACTGTTCGGCAAATTTCGCCTCCGACGGTTTCGGCTTGATGGAGAAACGCACAGCTCTAAGTCTAGATCCAAGGGTATCCATCGAGTTTGGTGTTTTCATAGTATCACCTCCTTTCTGACCATATCATACATCAATTTACGGCAGTTGTAAACCCAAAAAACATTTCAGGCAATAAATAAATGAGTTTACGCACTCATGGATAGCCATGTAAAAAGGCCTCGCTTATAGCGGGGCCTTTCTCGTTCATTTATTTGGGACACATCTTCTCACAAACTCCCTTTTAGATATCTTTTTAATGACTCCGTTCTCGTAGATCCGTATGGGCGAGGGAGGGGCATCAGAATCGCTAATTACTGGGGCAATCCAACAAAGACAATGATATCCTTCTCCGGCGTATATAGGCCCATGCATCGACGCATCCTTGACGATATATTCCGGAATGGGCTCGTCTAGTGGGCAAACAATGTTATTCATGTGCCTATGCTGCGCATCTGTGCCTGCCTTCCAAATATAATGCGTACACCCAGCATTTATCGCATCTTTCAGATCCCAATAAACGCGGCAGGTATTTTGTATGGAAGAGGCCAAATAGTATGCGTCCATTTTGGTCATGCGAGGTAGGTACTGTCGAATTTCGTCCACGCTTACTGCATTGCGATCGTCGCTTGATATAGATCTAATGGCCCAATCCTTTATGACCGGTCTGGGAATTGCCATCAATATACCCATTTTAGATATCTCGTTAATGCTAAAAGCGATTGCTTCTTTTGCAAATGGGTCTCTACGTTTTCTAACCATATCTGTAAATGATGCGATACCTGTTCTGTGCTCTTCGTTAAACGCTTCCGACCAATTCATTTTTTTGCGCTTCTTCTTTTTCATTAGGTATCTATACGCAAAATAAAAAATGGCCAAAAACAAGATGGCAGGATAATGAGCGCTTAGGCTGATTACTATTATCAGAATCAAGAATTTAATCATTGGTTATACACCTCCATATTCACAATAGCATAAAATAGCCATGTTCACAAACGCAAAAACCTAAAAAATAGGGGTAGAGATCGAAATGACCGTCCTCTCCCGCGCACACGCGGCGGACATTGTAGCTACGGAGCTGGGATGCCATGTAAAAAATACCCGCTATAAGCTGGGCATTTTTTAATTTAAATTTATTTATCTTCTACGAAGAAAGAACAGTCATCATTTTCTGCAAGGATTTCTCCCCGCGGGGAAATGCGGATTTCTGTTTCTTCATACGGGACAGGCTCGCCGTAATCGCTCTCGTAAGAGCTGATATTCTTGACATAATCAGGATCTAAATCTTCTTTTGCTTCTTCTGCAGTCGGAGCATCCACTGTTTCGTCCATCGTATAAAATTCGCTCCAGTCCCCATCTTTGAAATGCCGGACTTCGATTTTATAAGTGCGAACATGGTTGATTTCTTTGAGCTCGTCCACATTCGCGCCGCCGTTTTCATAGCAGTCTACGATTTTTTCAGCTTCCTCGTCTGTCAGGGGCGCGCAGTCCCAGCAGTAATAATCGGAGCCGCCGTCCACGTAACCTTTAAGTTCCTCGATACGTTCAGCGTGCGTGCCGTTGTCACGCGCCGGCGCCTCCAGTGCGGTATCAGTCCAAGCATCATAAATATCCCAGAGTGTCATAATAAAATCTCCTTTCAGATCATAAAACCAACCTAATAATATTATACTCATTGATCGCGTTAATTTTAGTCAATTATGTCTCCGCATTCACAATATAGCATGAAATAACCGTGTTTGCAACTGCAAAAACTCAATATCGAAATACAAAAATGAGTTGACTAACTCAAAAATGCGAGTATAATATGAGTTAGCAAAAGCAAAGTGCAGCAAATAAATGAGTGTACGCAACAGGGAGGAAATACCATGACAATCAACGAAATGAAAGAAACCGCACTGGACAAAGTTTTCGAGGCCTACCTGGATGCTTCGAGAGCCCTTCGCAAAGGCCAGCTGGCCGACGGCGATAGATACCACCGCCAGGCATTCACGATGGCGGAAGCCTACCAGGCTATCGGGCTGATGAGTTCACGCGATAGACTGCGCCTCGAAATCAAGGCCGAAACACAGGCCATCAAGGAATGGCGCGAAGGCCGCCTTCAGTAACAAGGACAAGAAGCCCACCGCCCGCCACACGGC